TATTTTTGGACTATGATCAATTGCCTTTTTGTTTAAAACTTGATTAACGTATGAACTATCTACTCCTATTTCCTCTGCAAACCATGTTTTATTTCCTCTAAATTTTTGTTCAATTAGCTTATTTACTTCATCTACATTAATTCTAGTTCTTACAACATCCATTATTTTTTCTCCTTTCTTTTTGGTTAATTTTTTTTAACTGAATTGATTATATATTTTGTCTTTTAAAAAGTCAATACTTTCAGTTAATTTTTTTTAACTTTTTTCTTGATTTTTTCAAATTGGTAGTGTATACTATATTTGTAGGAGGTTTTTATGAATGTTTGATAAAGAAAAATTTGGATATATAATAAGAAAAATTAATGACGTTTATCCTACTCAATATGATTTCGCTGATATATCTGATGTAAATAGAACATATTTATCTCAATATATAAATAAAAAACTATCAGCTCCACCAAAACCTGATATATTGAAAAAAATCGCCAATGCTTCAAAAGGAATTACTACTTATAATGAACTAATGCAAATATGTGGATATATACCTCAAAGTATAAACAATTCTGAATCATTAGATATGCAATTATCTAAAAATATATTCAATAGCAATATTCATTTACTTGATAAATATGACTTATCAGATAGTGACATCTTAGAATTAAAGAAAATTCTTATAGAAAGAGATAATAATCATTCTTCTATTGAAAATCAATTAAATGATTTTGCAATACATAGTTCATCGAATGCTAAAGAATTATTTGCTACTTTAATAAATATTAATGATGATGTTAGTAGAGCATTAGTTAATTTGCATAAAAATGGATACTTGTATCCTATCCCTGTATATAGAAATACTAAAAATATTGATTTACTACTTGTATCCAACATTGTCGACTATACCAATTATAATGTCCCTGTTGATATGTCATTTAATGATTTTTTTGCATTATTAATTGATACTGACAAAATGTTTCCTTTGCTAGATGTTAACGATATTGCAATTATTCAAAAGGTCGAAGATTTAGAAAATGGGCAAATTGTTGCAGTATATTCTACTACTCAAGAACGTTGTTTAATTGGAAAGTTATTTAAATATGAAAACATAATTGAATTATCATATCTAAACTCGAAATCCGAGAAATTTATTGTTAATGATATAAAATTTTTAGGAAAAGTTATAAAAGCAGAAAATCAAAGTGCTTTTAAATAGATTTACTTACAATAATAATTGAAAGGGGAAATAAACTATGTTTTGTAAAAATTGTGGAAAAGAATTATTATCAGATGAAAAATACTGTTCTGGTTGTGGAAAGTCAGTTCTCTCAGAGCAAATTTCATATACCAATGGGCAAACTACTAAAAAGGATAAGGGTAAAGGAAAAATTAATGGTATTATTCCAGGATTGATATTAATTGTGTTCATAGTAATTATAGTAGGATTTGTAAATTTAACTTCTACTCAAACTAATTCAAATCCTACTAATACAAATGAAAATAAGAACTCTAGTACCAATTCTAACGGTGCACTTATTACACTTGATGAATTTAATAAAATAGAAACTGGAATGTCTTATGAAGATGTTGTTAATATTATTGGATCAAATGGCACTTTAAGTTCTGAATCTAGTATCGGTAATTATACCACTCAAATATATACTTGGTATGGTAGTGTCTTTGGAGCTAATGCAAATGTTACTTTTCAAAATGGTAAAGTAGTTGGAAAAGCACAAGCAGGATTACATTAAAAGGATGTGAAAAAATGACTAGTGAAAAAGAAAAAAGAATTTGGAAAGAATTAGCAAAAGATGGAATACATAATGAAAAAGAATTAGATGAAGCAATAAAAAATATGAAGCTATTAAATATTGGAGGATTTGTCAATAAATTAAAAAAAAACTGATAGAAATATTAATTAAACATAAAAAAGGATAATGTGTTCTTTGTTTGCGACAACCACACATTATCCAAGTCATAATCACTTGAAAGTGATTACATTTTGTATTATATATGAAATGCTTTCATTTTTCAAGTGAAAATCTGAAAAATGGAGGTTTTTTTGTATGGAAAATTTTAAACGCAGATTTAATGGTAGTGGATGTGCTACATATTTAGGAAATCGGAAGACAAAAGCCCTGGGGAGCTAAAATAACAATTGGAAAAGATGAAGAAGGTAAAAACATATATCATTTTATAGATTTTTTTGAAACAGAATTAGAAACACTAGTATGCCTAGAAAATTATCATAAAACCCCTACCCCTCTTTATATAAAAGAAGATAAGTATAACAGGATTGTTACATTTCCTAAAGTACCTTATCCACTTGTTTCTGTAAAGAATCCTAAAAAGGCTGTTATTGACAAAGTAAAAAAGGAAAATTACACATTCAAACAATTATATGAAAAATTTGCAGAAGCAAAAATGCTCACAAAAGAAGAAGCTCAAATGGAAAAGAAATACCATATACGACCTAAAAACAAACCATTTGGTCACCATTATTGCCATGGTATGACTACAGCTTTTCATAATTCAAAAGCCTTATATGACAAAGTTTACAATGATTTAAGAGCATCTGATTTTAATAAACATCTAAAAGATAGTAAAAAAGGTGCAGATTCACAGAGACAAATGGTTAATTTGTTTATAAATCTTGATAAATTTGCACTTGAGGAAGATATTATAGAAAAGGGTTACGCACAATTTATAACAGCTACTACGAGCAATAGAAAAGAAATTAAAAAGGCAAAAGATAAACAAATAGAAAAAGCTAAATTATTTACTTATGAGCAAATAGATTATTTATGGAATCTTACTTTGAAAAGTAGTGGAGCACAATTAGAAAGAAAACAAGCTAGAGAACAATTTATTAGAGATTTTTGGTTAATGCTTTTATATTCTGGAACTCGTGCCGATGAATTACTTTCTGTATATACAGATAATGTATTTCTAGATGATAATTACTTTATAGGTGGATTAAAAACTGAAGCTGGCATAAATAGAGAAATACCTATTCATCCAGCAGTTAAGCATTTATGGGAAAAATACTACAATCCAAATAATGAATTTCTATTTATGCAGCCAAACGGAAACAAAGTAGATTATAGTTACTACTTTTGGCATTTTCAAAATAATTTTGAGCCATTGCATCCTGAAGTTTCAAATCATACTGCACATGATGCAAGGCATACGCTACGAACAGAACTAAAAAAATTAAACATAAAGGATATTATTATAAATTCCATTATTGGCCATAGTAATGATGATATTGGAGACGATGTTTACACACATGTTTCAATAGAAGAAAAACAAGAAGCAATAAAACAAGTTACTTATAAAGAACAAAAAAAGTTATACATTTTTGCTTCAAATCAATAACAAAAATATCTCTAAAAAACCTATTTAAACCTGACGAAACTCGTCAAGCTATCAACAAAATATCAACAATTCAAAAATACCAAGCTACAAAAAGCTTGGTATTTCAGCATTTTTTCTACACTTCCATAATAATTGGTAAAATCATATAGCGATTTTTACCTATTTTTCGTAATGATATATTTTTCAAGTTTTTATTGAATTATCAATACTTTCGTTGTTTTTACAAAACTTATTCAAACTTATTGAAACTTGTTCCGCTATCAACAAAATATCAACAAAGTATCAACAAATCTTTTTTATTATACAATATTTTTTTAGCAATATCAAGATTTTAAATTCAATCCATCTTGAAAACCCTGTCTATATACTTTAATAGTGTACTTTCTTAATATTTTAGACAATATTTTTTCAAACATATTTAATTCTGGCAAATTTAATTTCATAAATATACCTCCTTACTAGAGATATCTCTATAAATATTATACCATATTATGTAAATAAAAAATAACTATACTAGATGTTAGGTATTATCGAGGTCTTTTATTAGGTTATCAATATATTCAGTCTCGATATTTTTTGATATTTTTCTACTATTTTCTACTTCTTTTTCCTTTTCGTCAATATATAACCTTAAGCCTGCATAGTCTTTTCTTTCCATATACCATTTGACTTTTTTTATTATTTCCTTACATAATTTTAATTCTTCCATATAATCACCAATAGAATTATAACAAAAATAACTTAACCCTGCAATAGTTATAACAAATGTATCTCAAAGCAAAAAGAGTTAAAATATACATAGGTTCATTGTAAAATAGATAACAGAAAGGTAGGTGAGAAACTTGATATATGTAAGAATAAAAGAAATACTAAAAGAAGAAAAGAAAAGTAAATATTGGTTTGTAAAACAAATGGAAGGAGGTTATCAAGCACTCAGTCACTTAATGGATAATGAAACATCTGGTATTCATTTTGAAACATTAGAAAAAGCCTGTAACATTTTAGATTGTGAACCTGGAGAAATCTTAGTTTATAAAAGAAAGAAAAGTCTAGGAAATGAGTGAAATGAGTAAATTACTCAAACATTATAATGAACTAAAAAAGGATACATCTTCTATTTATTTGTTTAGAGTTTGTATTTTCTATAAAATTTTAAATGAAGATGCAAAGTTAATTAATGAGAAATTAGGACTTAAAATGATATTTATTGAGAATATAGAAAAAGTTAGCTAAAATAAATTTAGTTATTAAATTATTAATTTTTTCAAGTTATCAATCGGAAGGAAATCCGATTTACACAACTTTTTCGATAGTGTCTATTTATTTTCAAGTGTAAATTCACTGTTTCTCAATTAGATAAATATATTATACTACTAAACAAATTAAAATAAAGTAATATATAATCTACTTAATGTTAATGATTATATTCAAAAAAATAAAAATAGAGATAGACTAGAAATTAATCTAGCCTGTCTCTTCATTTATAACTATTAACATTAATATAAGCAATTCTACCATTTGCCCATACTTTAACTTTATCAATATAATAATTAACATGTTGTAAAACTGTTACTGTAGTATTTGCCTTATATTGATATTTATATCCACTTAAATTTGATTTTGAGTACAATGTACATGCTTTTAATTTCTTAGTTTGTCCTACTGTACTTTTATTTTTACTAATTACTATATTTGTATAATTATTGTTATTTATATATGCTATTCTTCCTGTTGCATTTGCTCTTACTTTGTCTACATTAGAATTTACATTTTCTAATATTGTTATTGTTGTATTTGCTTTATAATTGTACTTTATTCCTGTTAAATTTGAATTAGCATATAAGATACTGTCTTTACTTAATTTCTTTGTTATTCCTACTGTATTTTTTGTTTCTGTTGCTTTATTAATATTAGTTACTAAATATTCTGAACTTACCCAGCCTTTATCTGTTCTTGACCATGCTCCATTTATTTCATAAATTGTTACTACCGTTCCATATTTATAACTTCCTATTATACTTCCATTTGGATTACTTCTTATATTTAATCCTATTTTAGCCTTTACATATCTTGTATAATTTGCAGTTACTACTGGTTTACTATTATTTACTGGTATTTCTTCTTCATGAATATAACAAAAGAACATCTTTGCATTAGCATATATTTTAAAGTTATCTACTGTTACATATACAGTATTTCCTCTTACTGTTGCTTTTCCACGTCTTGTAGACGTCTCAAACTTCCCAGCATACAAATAGGGGTCATATACTTGTATTGTATTTCCTTCTAATTTTGTTAATACTATGAAATGTCCTCCTGTTGTAAATAATCCATTTCCTACACTTACTACTACATAGTGATTACTTCTTAGTAATTGTAATGCTCTTTGTATATCTGATGTTTCTGTATATCCTATATTAAATTCATCTGCTACTGCTCTAAAAGCTGACCAATATGTCCCCTGATTTGAACTTCTATATCCATATTTAACAAATAAATCTGACATCTTATCTGGTGTTATTGTTCCTTTACATGCAGTTACTATCATACTTGCACTTGTTGGACCACAACCACTAGTTCCTATTGTCTGTGTTCTATTATTTATACTAGAATACATTTTATTTGACCATCTATTATCTATTTGCGAATAATATGTAAGTCCTTTATAGTTTCCTAGTTCTATATTCCAACTTCTTGCTCTGTCTCCTTCATAAGCAATATTTCCCTGTAGTTCAAAACCTTCATCTTCTACTTCTTGCTCTTTTGATATTTCTTTTTCTTGTTCTTCTGTTTTTTCCTGTATTTCTGTAGTTGGTAATTCTTCTATTTCTTCATTTGTCATCTCATATGTTGCCATTTCTGTTATTGTATTTGTTACTTGTTTTACTACTTCTTTTTGTAATTCTTTATTGTCACTAAATGCAAATACTATAAATAAAATAACCATCATAACTATTGCTACGATGGTTTTATTTCTATTATTATTTTCTTTCTTTATTCTTTTACCTTTCATTATTTTACCTCCATTATATTTTTATTACTTTTGTCTTAACTTCTAAAAGCTCGTCCATTAATTCTTTTACAGTTCCGTTTCCTCCTAAGTTTTTATATTCTTCAAACATATGCTCTATGTTTTCTCTATCTAGTATAGTCATTTCTCCCTTTGTCTTATATTCTCTATATCTTCTTACTAGTTCATTCCTTAAAAGTGCTTGTACTGCACTTTCCATTGATTTATCTTTTTTTCTATCTTTTTTGATTATACTTATTGCATATGTTGATATTGTTCCTAAAATAAATGGTACTAACCATGCTACTATTAGTTTCATTAATTCTTCCATATAATTCTCCTTTCTAATCCTTACATATGTATGTAAATGCAATATGCATATATTGTCCTTTTGTTATTGGATTGCTCTGTATTTCTCCATTAGTTCCCGCAAATCCCCATTTTGGTGTATTTATTGTATAATGTCCACCTAATCCTAACATAAAAGTAATACTTAATTCTGGTAGAAATGGTAAAGTAGCAAAAGTTGTACTATTTGGAATATCTGCTATAATTTCACATCTCAAATCAACTCTACATACATTTCCATTTCTTATTACTTGATTCAACTCTGCCTTTCCTATATATGTGCTATCAATATTTACTTTAAAAATTTTATTTTTTGGTTTACTTATCTTTTCTTTTTGTAAATTTACTATACTTTCATTTGCACTACATATTGCTTTATTATTTGTTAATTCTACCTCTAGTTCTGCTCCTTCTGTATTATATATTGTTGTTTCTCCTTCATATTGTGTTATTCCACATGTACAATCTATATCTTCTTCATAAGAGGTATTTAAAGCTACAATAAGTATCATTGGATTACTAGCTAAAGATTGCTTAAAACTTGCTAAATCACTGCATGATAAATCCTTTACATATATGGAAGCTCCAATATTATAGCTTTCATCTACAGTTTCTGTATTATCAAGTTCATATTTATTACATATTGATGTAATATTATCAAGCTCACTTCTTAGACAGTCAACTGGCTTTGCTATAAAAAATCTATTATTTCTTGTATCAGCAACCCAATCTTCATCGTTACTTCCATCAAAGGTTATATACCCACATTGCCTTACTATTTTTTGTCTATCAAAATCAATATAATCTTGTGCTATAATGTTCCCTATATTATTTTTTATACAATATAATGGTTTACAAGTTATTGTTTTTAAACTCGTACTATCTGCTTTTGTGCTTATTATTTCTATCGCTCCTGTTGTTCCTACACCTTCTGGTTTTCCATATAGCTTATGTATTTTACCTACTCCTTCTATTGTTTCTGCTACTATATTTGTTCCTTTGTACATTTTAGTTATATTTGAAATCCATTCTTGTGTATTCTTACTTGTTTCAGATATCTTTTTATCTAGTTGTTTTTCAGTGATAAATATTAGACTTTCATCAATCTTTGCAGAAACATTTTCTACATTACTTATAATTATATCTATATTTATATGTTTTTCTAGTATATCTGTTCCATTCTTTTCACTAATATACTCTCCATTATTTCTTGCATTACCATAACAATATAGTACTTCTTCATTTGTATCTGGATCTTCTGCCATTAATCCAATTTCTCTCCAATAAAACCCTTCTGTTAGTTCTTGATTATTTAATATGAATGTAATTGTTGCCTTTTTTTTCTGTAATACTTGCATTTTTATAATATCGCAAATAAGAATTTCATTTTTTAATTGTGATATATTTGTTATACTTTCTGTAGTTCCTAACTCTCCATCACCTAAAATAACTTTGGTAAACTTTAATACCTTACCAGTTTGTGCTTTTGCTAATAAATTTCTTCCATTATTAGTTAGCAATATACCTCCAAATACTGCCATTTTAAATCACCTGCCTTATTATGATATTATCTCCAATATGAACAATTCCAGCAAAATAGCTTTTAGATTGTTCTTCTTGAAATAAATTAACAGCTACCACTAAATTTGCTGGCAACTGTTCTCTTAAATCTTTTTTTAATAAAACTGCTATATCTTTAAATAAAGAAAATACTTCTATACTTATTTTATAACTATTACAATCTATACTAACTATATAATTATCTTTGCCTATAGTATTATTAAGTTTATTTATCAACCAATTATATGTATATGGTATTTTATTATTTATCTTGCTTAAAATATTATATCTTCTTGTTTGTAAATCATTTGTTGTATCCTTTATATTATAAATTTTTTCATACTTAGTTAGTCCATAATTATCTGATGTATTTACTATCACTTCTTCTAAGATTTTTTCTATGTTTTTTTTCAATTTATCTATTTCAATCTCTTCTACCTTAAATATTTCTTTGTATTCTCTAATATTTTGTAAATAAGATGGTATATACTCTATTAATTTCATACAATATTTACCTCCTTTAAGATTGGAATTTGCATTTCATTCAATTCTATATTACTTAAGCTTGAATTTAATGTTGTATCATTTATATCCAATATTGATTGTATATTCATTATTCTAGCTTCAATTTGAGATATTCTAATAATGATGTTTTTTTCACTTTCCCAAGATTCTCTTAAATTTAATAAATAATCGCTTACTTCTTCTGAAATTTGTTGTTTTACTAAATCAATATTAGCACTTTTAATAATAGTTATATTTGCTTTTAATTGTATTTCATATTCTGTTACAGTATCTACTGTAACAGAATGACCTATTGGGGCTAATCCAAATCCCATTCCTTCAAATAGCTTTGGACAAATTTCTTCTTGTACTTTTTCAATAAGGACATTACTAGCTTTATTATATTGACTATCCAATATTGTTAATTTTACTGTTCCTCCACCATTCCAAACTGGTGTTACTTTTACTGCTCCTACCCCATTTATGTCTTTTGTCTTCTTTTTATAATCTGAAATATTACCTGCAAATGCTTTTTCATTAGTGGTTTCATAATATCTATTTCTTAATGCTTCATCATCTTCCTCATCTTCACCAGGTATTAACAAATCTGTTAATTCAGCTTTTGCTAAATTATTTATATAATTTACTGGTAATAATTCTCCTATAATATCATTGCCATTTTTTCCAGATATCTCACATTGCATTTTATAAATTCCAGTACTTATTTTCTCAATTGTTCTATAAACTAAATTATCTATTGTAAATCTTTCTCCTATATTTACATCAAATAAATTGTTATTTTCATCGTAGAACTTCCCTTGTTTTATGGCAAAAGTAGCTTGTTTTCTTTCTAGTCCTATTTGATTACAAAGTCTATCTAAATATTGGTCTACTGATGTATCAGCAAAAACTAGATCTATATTACTTTTTAATGTTATATACATTTGTGCAAGTTCTGCTGCGGCAGGTGCTAAAGCATCATAAATAATACTACCTTCTCTTTTATCAATCTGTGTTTTTACTCCATCCAACATTCGTTGCAATATTACATTATACTCGAAATACTCATCTAAATTTTCAATATTATTCATTTTATCTATATTCATTTAAATATTTACCACCTTTTCTATATCTATTTCAGCAATTGAAGTATATACAGTAAATTTCACAAGTATGCTATTATTACTGATATCAAATTCAAAATTATTTACTTCTGTTATTCTAGTATCTTGTAGTAATGCTTCTGTAATTACTCTCTCAAGTTCTGGAATAACAAAAGTTATATTTTCTCCAATTAAATGTTTCAGTTCAATTCCATAATTCCAACTATATATAATGTGTTCAAATCTTTCTGTATTTAAGATGCAATATATTGCTTGTTTCATAGCCACAATACCATCACAAAAATTTGATATAGTATTTTTTTCTATATTTAAATAATAAGTTTTACTTGTTTGTTCTGTTACTTCTTCTATATTGTTTAACAATATATCATCTGTATTAGGTGTCATACTTTTACCACCTTTCTTTTAAAATTTATCTATAACAATAAAGTTATTTCCACCCTGTTGTTGTAATAGAATAACATTGTCATTTAATTTTAATCCATTATGAATAGTGATTTGTTTTCTACCACTTATTGAATGTTCATGTGTTAAATTTATATTTTTTTGTTCAACACTCATGCTATTACTAACTTCATTATTTATAGAAACTGAGATATTATCTGGATTTGGATTTACTATTGCTGTTGATGTTACAGAAAGATCTCCACTCAATGTATGACTATGATTGGCATTCAAAGATTCGCTTTCTGTATTCCATTCCACACTAACATCTACAGTATAATCTTTTACATTTTTAGTAAGAACTAAAAATTCTTTTGTTAATTTTAATTTTTGTTCCACTGTTATTTCAAGTGGATTTATATTTGTTACTATTCCAAATAAAACAGAAGTAGGGGCACTTGCATCATTTGCCCCTACTGCCATTCTTTTTATTATTTCACTTAATGAGCTTCCCATTAACTTTACCTCCTTATTGAGATATAAAGTTTTGTCCTCTTAATGTTAAATCCATAAAATGTTCTCCATTTTTAAATTTATGTTTTGCTTTTTCTACTAACATAAAAGTTTTTATCTTAACATCACCTAAATCTAAATTAACTATAATGAGAGAGCCTCCTCTAACTCTTATATCTCCAAGTGCATTTTTTATTTCCAAACTTCTAGTCTTTTGATTATACAAATCTAGTAATGCTCTTGCCTTTACTGCTCCATTTGTTTTTTCATCAATTGTATCAAAATATTGCAATACTCCCCATTTTTCAATATTGCTTGAGTCTTTTGCAATGTATATTTCTCTTTTACCTGTCTCAGAATTATCATATGTTAATTTAATTTGGTTATATGTATCAGAATCAATTGAACTTTCATAATCATAGTTTTCTCCGGTTTCTTCATCTATTACTAATCCTACTTTCATTCTTTCTAGATTCTTTAAACATAACTTTCCAAAATCATCATATAACACATACATTTCTTTTCTATTTCTAATTGTTTCATCTAACGCATTCAATATCATATCAAATAATTCTTGATTACTTTCAGCTTTTTTCGCTATAACATAACCTGTATTTTCTAATATTCCTACATTTAATTGATATTCATTTGCAATCATTTTAACAAGTTCATCAGCCCTTTTGTTTGTGTATGTTTTAGTATCTTTATTTTTTAAATATCTTAATTGGTCATATGCAGTTGTTGTTATTACTTTCTCTTTATCTCTTTTCTTTTTAAAAACAAAACCATAAAACAAATTTGTATTATCAACTTTAAATGCTACTGGATTACCTTCCTCAAAATTTATAATATTATCCTTTATAATTTTAAATTCTAGTTTTCCTGCTGCACCTTTTCTTTCTGTGGTCCATGTAATTTCATCTTTTACCACAGGCTCATATACTGTATTTCCATTTTGAATTAATAATTGTTGACTCATCTCATCCTCCTATGCTGGAATCCATAAAACTTGATTTGGATATATTAAATTAGGGTTTTTTATTTTATCACGATTAGCATTAAATATTGTTGTATATTTACTTCCATTTCCATAAAATCTTTTTGCTATATTCCATAAGCAATCTCCTCGTTTTACAGTATAATTTTGTCCACTTGGCTTTGCTGGTGCAGTTGCTGTATTATTTGTAGTAACTGTTCTTGTCACTACTGGTGGCTTGTATTGTTTGATGGTAACTTTTACTGTTTTTGTTGAATATTCTCTATATTGTTTTAATTTTATCTTTACCTTAATATCAAAACCTTCTTCAGTAGTATCTGTTATAGTATAATCTTCTAATGCTACTTTCATATTTGTATCAAATATGTTTTTACCATTTGGAAATTTTCTTACAACTATAAATTGAAAAGCAGATTTATTTACTTTCAACTTTTCTAAAATTCCCAAATAATACTTAGCATTTTGAAAATTATTATTATACATAGCAAATGGATATTTTGTATTTGGAAGTATTACTTCAAACTCAATGCTTGTTAAACCTGGATTTTTTAAAACATTAATCTCTGTATTATTTATCAAATCATATGTTTTATTTTTATTACTAATTTTTAATTCAAGTTTTTTAGGAGGAATAGGAAGAAGCACATTTCCTAAATAAAAATAATATGCCATAATCTCCTCCTTCTATTCATGTATTCC